TGGGAAGAAATTTTTAATTGTTGCTTCACTTAACATTATAACCAAAAAAAAAGATTTTTGATTTAGTTAATACTAGTCAAGTAAGGATTGGTTATACTTCAATAAATTCTTTCACTAGAGAAGATGGTACTATGTCAAACTCTGCTAGTTGTTGGTGGACAAATATGGATGTAAACAAACCATTTATTAATACCAATTTTACTTATGATGAAAGGATGTATCCTAGATATGACAATTATGACGCAATTGATTGTAGTAAAACTGACATGATTCCAAATAATTATAGTGGAATAATTGGCGTTCCTATTAGATTTATAACAAAGTATAATCCAAAACAGTTTAGACTAATTGGCATTCTTAATCACCCAAAATTAAATGGGAAAAATATGATGTCTAGGATACTTATTCAAGCTAGAAATCTTAGTGAGGGGATTAAGCGAATAAAAATCAGTGAAAGCAGTTATAAGAGGATATTTAAAGATGTTTCTATTTAGATAGAAACATCTTTTTTTATTTTTTAAATAAAATGAGCATTTTAGAAGAAACAGTTAGTATCTTTTTAAAGAGGAATAAAATTGATTTTATTCAGCAAAAAAGATTTGATTTTATTGGAAGAAAAAGTTTGGATTTTTACCTTCCGAAATATAAGGTTGCAATAGAATGCCAAGGTGTTCAGCATTATAAAGATATACCATTCTTTAAATCTAAAAATCAATATAGTAGAGATTTGAATAAGTTTAAAGAATGCTTAACTAATGGCATTAAGATATTGTATTATACTGATTACGTAAATAAAAAAATAATTCCTCAAAAATTAAAAAAAAACACTTTTTTTAATTTAAGGGAGATTCTTAAAGTGATTAAAGATGGGTTATAATAAGAAATTAAATCACGCAAAAAAGTCAAAAATGGATGAGTTCTTTACTGAGTATCAAACAATAGAAAAAGAATTAATCAATTACATTCCATTCTTTGAAAATAAAGTAATATATTGCAATTGTGATGATTATCGAAGTAGTTCGTTTTTTAGGTATTTTGTTGATAATTTCAAAAGTCACAAAATTAAGAAAATAATTTGTACTTGGATGGACGAAAATTTTGGCGGAAAGTGTGAATATTATGATGATAAGATACACATTAGCGAACTAGATTTTAATGGCGATTTTAGGGATGATAAATTGAATCCGATTTTAAATGAATCAGATATTATAGTTACGAATCCACCATTCTCATTATTTAGGGATTTTATCAACTTAATGATTAAGAAAAACAAGAAATTCATTGTATTGGGCAATTTAAATGCAGTTAAATATAAGGATATTTTTCCATTTATTCAAAAGAATGAACTTTATCTAGGAAAGAGTATTAGATGTGGAGATACTGAATTTATAGTGCCTCATGAACATTTTGATGCAGAGAAGACAAAAAACTACTCAATTGACAAAATTAGTGGAAATAAACTAGTTAAAGTACCTAGTATTAGGTGGTTTACAAATATAAAATATGATGGATATAATACATCAGAATTCATTCCAACTAAGAAATATGATGCTAATCATTACAAAACATATGATGATTATCAAGATATTATAAACTGTGATAAAGTTGCTGATATACCATGTGATTATGATGGGAAAATTGGTGTACCTATTAACTTCATAGATAAGTATAATTCTTCGATTTTTGAAATTGTTGGACTCTTGCGTGCGCCCACGATAAACCTTATTAATAAATACGATAGAATTGTGTTAAAGAAAGTTAAAAAATAGTATTTTATTGGATTAAAATTTTGATATTTTATTTTTTTTTCGTATCTTTGCACTGTCAAACAGATAAATTGGGGGAAGCAGAAAACCATATAGAGTAGGCAAAATTTTAAAATATTTAACAATTATGACAAAGAAAATTTTTGTTTCAAAGAAAAAAGAAGAATTTGTAATCGGTAAGCAAAATGCTGAATTTATTACAGAGCGTATTGAGAGTTTAAGTGAGCAGATGAATCTCTTTAATGAGTCTACCACCAAAGAATGGAAGGTTATAACACCAGAATTCGCAAAAGAGGTGCTAGAAAAGAGAAACAAGATTAATCGTGCCATACTACAAGGTACAGTTAACTCTTATGCAAAACAAATGCGAGAGGGAAAGTGGAAAACGAATGGCGAGCCAATTATCTTCTCTGAAGAGTATGAGGTCGAGGAGGATGGAGTTAAGCGTAATGTGCGTTTTCTGCTAGATGGACAGCATAGATTAGCTGCTTGTGTTAAATGCGGTATTCCTTTTTTAGTACTTGTAGTTAGTGGCTTGCCTAAAGAGGTATTTGATTCCATAGACACTGGTAAAGTAAGAGCTGGTAAAGATGCACTTAGTGCTGCCCATGTATTTAAACCATATGGTTTAAATGACAGTGAAGTTGCAATTACATCTGCTGTCATTAAAAAAGTTCTTGAATTTACATCAGGACGAAAGGGTTCTCATGGTGCTTCTGCAACTAGAATTGCCCCAAATAATTCTGAAATTGTAAATGAGGCAAAAGCACATAGTGATGTCTATGCAAGTATTGTCAATGAATTAAATAAATGGAGAAAAGACATTTCTGTTGAGGATTGGTTTACTAATTCTAAACGAATGAATGCATGGTTTATGGCATGGCTTATCATTAATTGTGGTTGGTCTGAAGGAGAAGTGTTTTATTTCTTTAAGGAACTTTTAAATAAGAAACACCAAACATCTGACATAGACACTGACCCTATTGAAAAATTAAAGGAACGTGTAAAGATACATGTTGAAAAAAATGGTAGGAGAGACAAGTCTCCATATACTGATATTGATATGTATGATTTCTATGCTAGAGCTTGGAATGCTTATATTACAAAAAAACCATTGGCAAGCATGAGCAGACGCAAAGATTGCGCAGATTTCTTAGAGAAAGAAAAAGTAACTGCTAAAGCAGAAAGAACGAAAGCCAAATTAGAATTGGAATATGCTCTAGTAGCAACAGAATGATATTTAAAAAGGTACTGATTCATTCAGTACCTTTTTTTCATTTTTCTTAAATCATTTATTGGTAACAATATTTTCTCAAATCCATTAATAGGTTCTCCAATATATTCCTTGCAATAACTAACCCTTTGAAGTCTATTTCTGTATCTATGTTTATCATGCTCAATGGCTTTCTTATCCCTTCCCTTTCCATCAAACATTGTACCCCTCACATTTGGATTTCTACCAAGAGCCTCACCAAATTTACTATGGGCAGTCTTGATATATAACCTATAGTCATGTTCATCATCTGAAAGAGACTTAACGATGCCCCCAACAAAGTTGAATATCATTGTACTTAATCCCAATCCTTGATAATCTTCGAGCACCACAATTCTACTTACAGAACAACCATATGGTATACCCTTTCTTGGTGTGTTTAGAATTCCCACAAATGCTACTGGAACTTTATTCCATTCAAACAATAAACACTTGCATGATTTATTCATTTCAGCAGTTAAGTAATGCGATTTTTTAAACATATTCCATACAATAGGTTCTACTCGTCTAACTGTTAGTTTAATCTGAGGTCTTTGACCCTTCTTATGATTAATCTTTACTATTTTCACTATCCATGCTCTTTTTCTCTTTTATTTTCCTTGCAACTTCTTCCATTGCCTTTTCCCTTCGTTCATTCATGCCATCAAAGCATTCCTTACACATTGGATAAATCCAATAATGCTCAACGATTGGTTTGTTAATATGCTTTCCGCATATCTCACAAGTGTGATAAGATTCGCCTTCTGCTTTGTTAATCATTTTCCTAAGTTCTTCAGTGTACTTGCTTAAGTATATGCAGAGACCTCCATATTTCTCTTTAATTTGATGAACCTCAATCTCATCGTCACCTTCTTTATCCTTGTTATATTCCTCAATGTAATCCAAGATAGGTTTGTAGAGTTTTTCCCAACCTTTATCGCATTCGATACCAAATAGTTCATAAGAATATTTTGGTTCTACTTTTGGCTCATTCTCCTTTATTTTCTTGATTCTTTCTTTTTCTTTCTCAAGAAATTCCTTTGACCATTTCTTATTTTTTTCCATGATACAGTTTTATTAAGTCATCAGCATACATCC